GTATATGACCTTGCAACTGATACGGAAAGGCTTGAGCCATATAGCCAGAGACTTGCTGGTGTGATCGCAGCAAAAGATTTAGAGAAGGGCTACTGGTGGTCTCCTTCTAATACTGAAATTAAGGGGATTACAGGTGTTGAGAGAAAGCTTACTGCGCTGATTAATAATCCCAGCTCTGAGGTAAATCTGCTTAATGAAAACGGGATTGTGACAACATTCAACAGCTTTGGGACTGGTATTCGCACCTGGGGTAATAGAAGCGCAGCTTGGCCAAGCGTAACGCATCCGAGAAACTTCATTAATATAAGAAGAACGGCTGATGTTATTCACGAGAGTATAGAATATTCAATGCTCCAGTTTATTGATTACCCAATTAACGATGCTCTGATAGATGCGATAACTGAAAGCGTGAACGCATTTATAAGAACGCTGATTAGTAGAGGAGCACTAATTGACGGCAAATGCTGGTATGATCCTGCAAAAAACCCAGAAGAAGAGATTGCGCTTGGACATATTACTTTTGATATTGAGTTTATGCCTCCTACACCAGCAGAGAGAATTACGTTTGAAAGCTTTATAAATATAGAACTTTTAAAAAGTCTTGGAGGTAGTCAATAATGAAGGTCTTGGTTAATAGGGTTACAAACGCAAACGTTTATATCGATGGGAACAGTCTTCTCGGTCGTGCTGAGGAGATAGATCTCCCTGAGATAAAGTATAAAATGCAGGAACACAAAGGTTTGGGGTTGCTCGGCTCTGCGGAGTTTTTCGCAGGAGTTGACAAGATGGAAGCCAGGATAAAATGGAACTCCTTTTATCCTGAGATGCTGCTCAAGGCTGGCGATCCCAGAAAGGTTGTGCAGTTGCAGGCAAGAGCGAGCCTTGAAACCTACACAGGCCAGGGAGTTGCTTCTGAAGTGCCACTTGTAGTGCACTTTGCAGGCACTTTTAAAAACTTCCCAACAGGCAAATTTAAACAGCATGAGAATGTTGAGCTTGAAACAAATATGTCTGTTTTTTACGTCAAGCAGGTTATTTCTGGTGAGGAAATCCTGGAAGTAGATGTGCTTGCTAATATCTACAAAGTGGCTGGCAAGGATGTATTTGCAAAGTACAGAGCGTTTATTGGTAGTTAGACATAAGTCGGAGGGACATTATGAAGATTAAAAAGGTTGAGCCAAAAGCAAGAAAATTTAAAGAGATAGAAGTCCGTGAACCTCTTGCTCGTGATTATGTGGCTGCCGAGAGGATCGCTGGGACAAGCGAGGGCCTAAAGTTTACTCTCGCCTTGATGTCTCAGTGTTGCACGTTTGACGGCGAGAAGCTCCCACCTGAAGAGCTAGAAAGCTTGGGGGGTAAAGATTTTTTGCAACTCGCAAACGCCTTGCTGGATACATCTGGCCTGGGCGAATTGGTGAAGCAGTATCTATCCTCTGCAGACACGGAGGATTCGGCTTCGAGGCAGTAATAAATATGCCCGTCACAGAGCTAGCTTACTGGCTTGATTGCCTTGTGGCGGTTATGAAAAACGAGGAACCAGAAACGGGAGAGGAAGCCTGATATATGCTTTTTGAGCTTGGAATCGGCATAAAACTTGTAAACAAGCTAACAAGCCCGCTTAAACAGGTAAACCGTGACTTAAACGAGACCACCCGCACTATGCGGCAGCTCGATACAGTTACGGGTAAACTGTCTCATGGGCTTTCACGTCTTCAGCAAACAGTGCAAAAAGCGTCCCTCCCGTTTAAGCAGCTTCGGGATCAGGCGAGAGCCATTAGAGAAGCCTCCACTGGGCTTGTCTTTAGAGGCACAGCCACAGCGGCCATCTCCCTGGTCCCGGCCTTTTCGGCTATGGGCTTTGAGAAGGGCCTGGCCGAAGTTGCAACGCTGACAGACATGAGCGTGGCACAATTTCGTGAAAAGTATGGCAATAGAATATTAGACTTAGCGAAAGAACTCGGCGAAGATGAGTTAAGGGTTGTGGGTGCAATGTATCAGGCTATCTCCGCCGGGATTGATCCAGAAGAAGCTATCGGGTTTCTTAAATCTGCTGGAAAAGCTGCGATAGCTGGGGTGTCTGATATTTTCACTTCTGTTGATTTTTTAACGACCATTAAAAATAGTTTTAATATCCCAGCAACAGAGATGGCAAAAGTCAGCGACGTGATCTTTCAAACCGTTAAAAAAGGTAAAACAACTTTCAAAGAAATCGCCGATAGCTTTGCAGAAGTAGGTGCATCTGCATCAATTGCGGGCGTATCACTAGAGCACGTTCAAGCAGCAGTGGCAAGAATGACTCTTTCAGGCGTGAAAACGCCATCTGCCTATATAAAAATAAAATACGCCCTAGAGTCCCTGTCTGCCCCAACGAATCAGGCCAAAAAGATGTTTCAGGAGCTTGGCTTAACCATAAACGCTGAAACTCTAAAACAAAACGATTTGCTTGGCACAATGGACATGATTGCCCAGCAGATCGAAAAACTTCCCTTTGCCAAACAGGCAGAAGCGATCTCAAACATTTTCTCCAGCATGGAAGCCCAGGAGTTTTTTAAGGACTTTATGGGCAATCGTGACAAGTACAAAGAAATGGTGCGTGAGATCAAAAATAGCACCGGGGCCACGGAAGGCGCATATAAAAAGATGGCAGATACAGCGGACAAGGAGTTTAAGCGTACTCGCCAGGCAATTAAAAGCTTAACTATAATGGCAGGATCGGCCTTGTTGCCAGCCTTTAATAGAGCGCTAGGCTTGTTTACAAAGGTTTTACAGCCAATAGCAATGTTATCACAACGTTTCCCAAAAGCGACAGGCGCAGTCTTGGGGCTGGTAACAGCAGTTGGGCTTTTGGCTGCTGGCCTGGGAGCGCTAGGTTGGGGGCTCTCTTTTGTAATGAATGGTATAGCGGCGTTTAAGACCTTTATTGGTGTTGTGCAGGCCATGAACTTGGCGTTTTTAGCTTCGCCAATTACCTGGATTATCCTTGCGATTGCTGCTGGAGCGTTTTTAATTATCAAATACTGGAAGCCCATAAAAAAGTTTTTTAAGAGCTTGTGGGAAGGTATTGTAAGTGCGTTTAAATGGGCAAAAAATGCCCTTTCAAAGCCTTTTAAACTGGCTTTTGATTACTCGCCAATTGGGATTGCAATTCGTCACATTAAACAATTATCGAAGATAAATCTGTTTGAGGCAGGAAAAAAGATTGTTAGTAGTCTCTGGAGCGGTATTAAAGCGGCGGCTATGAAACCAGTTGAAGCTGTTAAGGGAGTTGTGCAAAGGATTAGAAACCTTCTCCCCTTCTCCCCAGCCAAAGAGGGCCCGCTTAAGGATATCAATAAAATTAAGCTGGTAGAGACAATTGCGGAAAATGTAAAACCAGAGCCGCTTAAAAATGCTATGTCAAAAGTGCTTGATGTTGTTAAAAATATTCCTCTTCCTTTGCCAGCTTTCGCTGGAAGTCACGGGGGCTCTGGAACGGTTACTGTTAATTATTCTCCAAATGTTTATATAAACGGTGCATCTCCGCAGGCAAAAGATGATTTTATGGCTATGCTTAAGCAGCATAAAGATGAGCTTTTGAAGATGATCCGTGATGCACAAATGAAACAAGCGAGGTTGGCTTACTGATGTTTGCACAATTAGGGTCAGTGCAGTTTGATATTTTGACAGGCTTTGAGTCGCTTACATCAACAAGTCAATATAATTATGCCGAACATGCCGTTATTGAAGGAAAACCGAGACTTCAATATATCGGTGACGGTTTAGATACAGTAGATATAACTATCCGCCTGCACTCTTCTTTCTACGATCCAGAAGGCGAACTAAAAAAACTCCAGGATGAGGCGGCCAAACACGAGGCTTTGCCGCTTGTTTATGGAAATGGTGAATATGTAGGGAAGTTTGTAGTTGAAGAGATATCCAAAACAACTTCTCAGACAGATGGAAAAGGAAATATCATTGGCGTTGAGGTGTCACTAAAATTGAAAGAGTATGCGGAAACAAACTTGCGAACATTTAAAAAGAAACCAGAACAAGGCTTAAAGAGGAAAGAAACCGCACAGTCGGTACAAACACAACCAACAACGGATTTTGATCCAGGTAAGATTGTGAGGCAGAAGTGATGGAATATTTTGAGCATATAACAACCGAAGGCGAGCGCTGGGACCAGATAGCTTATAAATATTATGGCGACCCTTTGAAATATGAGCCAATTGTGGCGGCAAATCCAGATGTGTCGATTATCCCGATTCTACCAGCAGGGCTAAAAATCAAAGTGCCTGTTCTGGACGTTGAGGATACTATTAGAGCAGAGGAGTTGCCACCGTGGAAAAGGTAAGAAAGCCAGTTTTTTTTGTTGAATATGGGCAGAAAGATATCACAGCTTATATTTCCCCGTTTGTGCTATCTGTGACCTATACGGACCATGAGCACGGGAAATCGGATGAAATTGATATACAGATTGAGGATAGCGCACATCTTTGGAAATCGTCCTGGTATCCAGCAAAAGGTGATATTTTGACTCTTAAAATCGGCTACGAAGGAGAGCCTCTTCTCCCCTGCGGCTCTTTTGAAATAGATGAGTTAGAGTTTAACGGTCCACCTGATACATTAAATCTGCGTGGGATCGGCACAAATATTACAAAGGCTTTGCGTCAAAAGAATACTCAAAGCTATGAGAATATGACGCTGAAGCAGATTGCACAGCAAATTGCGGAAAAACACGGGTTTACCCTTGTTGGTGAGGTTAAAGATATCCGTATTAAAAGGATTACTCAAAAAGAAGAGCGTGACCTTTCTTTCCTTAAACGTGTTGCCGAAGATTATGGATATGTATTTAAAATCGTTGATAATCGCTTAGTCTTCTATGAGGTTGCAGCTTTAGAATCGGCAAACACGGTATATATGATTGATAGAAAAGACATGATTTCATATACTTTGCGGGACAAAACACACGAACTATATAAAGCCTGCACAGTTTCTTATTTTGATCCAAAGACAAAGCAATTATATACACATACCGAGCAGGCAGAGGGAATCGTGAAGGGAGATATCTTAAAGCTGACAGAGCGTTGCGAAAATAAGCAGCAGGCAATCGAAAAAGCAAAGGCAGCACTTGCCCGTAAAAACGGCCTACAGACCGAAGGAACAATCACAGTGATAGGAACGCCAAAATTAGTGGCGGGATCAAATATAGAGATTATTGGTTTTTATTCACTAAATGGGAAATATCATATTCAGACATCCCGTCATATTATTGATAGATTTGGCGGTTACAGGACTGAGATTGAGGTGAAACGTGTTGCTTAAATTCGGGATTGTCACTCAAATAGATGAAACAAAAGCACTTGTAAGAGTTCAATTTCAAGATATTGACGGGGTGCTGTCATACTGGCTCCCTGTAATGCAGCATAAGACTTTGAAGGATAAACAATACTGGGTGCCTGATTTAAACGAACATGTGGTTTGCCTTCTTGATGAACATGGTGAGGAAGGCGTTGTAATAGGAGCAATTTATTCTCAAGCTGACGCTGTGCCTGTTTCAAGCAAGGATAAGTATCACGTGAAGTTTGAAGATGGAACGATTATTGAGTATGACAGAGCAAATCACAAGCTCTATGCCGATGTAAAAGGCGATATCGAGGCAAAGGCAACAGGAAATGCCACTGTTACTGTTGGTGGTGAGGTAGATATATCTGGTGGCTCACAGGTAACCGTGACAGGTGCAACAGCTATCACCTTACAGGCTCCAGCGATCAATTTTCAGCCGATTAGCGGCGGCAGTACAATAGGGAAGCTTCAAGGTGATTTTGAGATGGTTGGGAATCTCACTATTACTGGAAACGTGGAAGTGGACGGCAGTTTCCACGCCACTGGTACGATTATGGACGATAGCGGAAACTCTAACCACCACACACATCCGTAATAGGTAGGCTGATATGATGAATGTAAACAAAATCGAGTCTTTAGACTGGCAACCAAAGCTGGGGGAGATCGGGAAAATAGTAGAGGATTTTGACGACATAAACCAGTGTATTTATATCATCCTTGCGACTCCCAAAGGGAGCGACCCTCACCGCCCAGAGTTTGGCTCTGATTTATGGAAATATATTGATTATCCAGTTGATCAGGCTATTCCGAATGTTATTCGGGAGGCCATTGACGCCATAACGACATGGGAGCCACGGGTTGAGATAGTGAAAATCACCGCTGAAATTATCGAGGCCCAGGTAAAATTTACGATAGAATGGAAACTTAAAACTACACAAACAGAAGAAACAATCGAGGTGACAGTATGAGCCTGCCAGAACCAAGTTTTATAGATAGAGACCCAGCAAAGATTAACAAAGAATTAATACGATTATATGAGGGGATGACCGGGAAAACCCTGCAACCGGCGCAGGTAGAACGGCTCCTGATTGATTTGATCGCCTACCGTGAAAGTTTGATACGCATTGCCATCCAGGAAGCTGCAAAGCAAAACCTAGTGGCATTCGCAAAATATCCAATGTTGGATTATCTGGGCGAGTTAGTTGGTGTTACGAGGTTAGAGGCACAACCTGCAAGGACCACAATCAGGTTTACCTTGACGGAAACACAGACTTTTGACGTTACAATTCCTGCGGGGACAAGAATTGAGACAAAAGATGGAAAGCAGGTGTTTGCTACTATAGAAGCGGGGACCATCACCGCTGGGCAAATGTCCGTTGATGTGGTTGCAGTAGCTGAGACTCCTGGTATAGATGCGAATGGATATTTGGCTGGGGATATCTCTGTCCTGGTTGATCCGATTGCTTATGTAGAAAGTGCGTCAAACACTACAATTAGTTATGGTGGCGCTGATGCGGAGAGTGATGATAGATATAGAGAGCGAATCAAAAAAGCACCCGAGAAATTCAGCGTTGCCGGGCCATCCGGTGCTTATGTTTACTGGGCAAAAACAGCCCACCAGGATATCGTGGATGTATCAGTATCCAGTCCGTCCCCTGGTGTTGTGAATGTTTATCCTCTTATGGGAGACGGCAATCCTACACAGGAGGTTTTAAACCGTATAAGCACTATTTTGAACAATGAGAGGATTAGACCACTCACGGATCAGGTACAGGTTTTAAGCCCGACACGGGTGGATTTTGATATGGTGGTGGATGTGACCCTGTATAATTATGCCGATGCCACCACCGTCCAAGAAGAGATACAGAAAAGGCTTGATGATTATATTGCTTTTCTTAAGGCGAAGCTTGGGAAAGACATTGTTTCAAACCAGATTATAGCCTTGTTAAATAGTGTTTATGGGGTTTATAAAGTGTCTTTAACGCTGACGGAAGGCACGACTCAATTTACAGACAGAACCATTGCAGACAATGAGTGGGCAAATTGTACCGGATACACTGTTAATATAGTGGGGTACACAAATGGCTGATGAAAGGTTGATCCCTGCGGGAATACGAGATGAAAGCACAAAGGCGTTTAATGAGCTGATTGATCGGCTCGGTACGATCGATCTGACGCCTCTGCTTGTCTATATTATTGATAACGTTGACGCTTCCGCTCTTCCCCATCTAGCCGAACAGTTTCATGTAATGGGTGACGAGGGATGGAAACTTGCAGAAAGCGATAATGAAAGGCGTCAGCTTATTAAAAATGCTATCGAATTGCACAGGTATAAAGGCACGAAATATGCTATTTCAAAAGTGCTTGAAATCCTGAATCTGTGTGGCGAAATTCTGGAGTGGTTTGATTATGGTGGAGAACCATACAAATTTAAAGTTCGTGTCGACCTTCTAACACGTGGAATAGATGAGGAAACTTTTAACCTTCTAAATGATATGATTTTAGAATACAAAAATGCCCGTTCATGGCTGGAAAGACTGGATGTCTACCTGACGAATAAAAGCGCTATCCCCGTGTATGTCCCAGAGGTGTTGTCGGGTGAAGAGATTACTGTTTATCCATGCAATATTACAGAATTAGAACAAAACGAGTCTATATATTATGGTGTTGGATATCAGGCAGTGGAAACAACAACTATTTATCCTTTATAGTGGAGGAGTGTTATGGCTGATTTTTATACAATTTTAAGCTCGATTGGTAAAAGCAAGCTAGCAAATGCACAGGTAACCGGCACAACAGTAAACCTGACGGAGCTTGCAGTCGGCGATGGTAACGGCTCTTATTACGAGCCATCGGAAGACCAGACCGCCCTTAAAAACGAGGTTTGGCGGGGTAGTATTAATCAGATTTATGTTGATTCTCAAAACTCTAACTGGGTTGTTATTGAGGCTGTAATCCCTACTGATGTGGGCGGTTTTTACATCCGTGAGGTCGGTGTATTTGACGATGCTGGCGACATGATCGCTGTCGGGAAGTACCCAGAAACATACAAGCCAGCCCTGGCCAGCGGCTCCGGGAAAGACCTTTATATCCGCATGATCCTGGAGTTATCAAACGTTTCTGATGTGACTCTGAAGATTGATCCTGCAATCGTTTTAGCAAGTCGGGGGTATGTAGATGAGTCTGTGAATAACCATAACTGGGACCCTAACGCTCACAATAATGCGTATATTAGAAAGACTGGCGACACAATGACTGGTGAGTTAACAATTAAGACGTTACCTGTTTTGGAAAGATTGAAGCGTGTCCCAGCTTTTATTTTGGGAAACGAGGACTGGACGCCTCTGGTTTACTATGCTTCAAATGGAATGCCAGTTTATAGTGCTGTTGATCGGGGTGTAGTTGTTGCTGGTGCAAGCAACTTCATTAAACTGCGAATGATGCTGCCTGTAGACCCGGAAAGCACTTACTTTGTGCGTGCCAGAATAAAGAAAAAGAGTGGTGATGGTTCTTTTTATATCGGAGCTATTTCGCTTGACGAAGACTATAGAGAACTTTCAACGGATGGGGCGCTATGGTATAATTATTTTGGTGGGCGTGAAGTCCCTGTTGCAGAGGGAAGTGTTTTTTATGCCGAAGGGACTATTTCTGGGTATAACGCTACAACAGAGAGGTTCGACAATAGGTTTGAACCTGAAGCTAAGTTTTTTAATCTTGTACTTATTTGTAACCGCAACGCAACAACAACTCCAACAGAAACTGTTATTGAATGGCTGGAACTTTATAAGGCGCCAAATACAGCTTATGTTGGCCCATATAAGGTTTGGCATGCAGGTAATTTAAATCTCGATCAGGTTGTTCCTCCCGGTATGATTGTAATGTGGTCTGGTTCAGTTGACACTATCCCTGAAGGTTGGGCGTTGTGTGATGGGACAAATGGAACACCAAATTTGCGTGATAGGTTTATAGTCGGTGCGGGTGGTAGATATGGTGTAGGCGCTGGTGGATATGTAAACAAGGTATCTGCATCGAAAGAACTTCCTTTTTATGTGTTGGCTTATATAATGAAGTTATAGGAGGTGGTATAAATGTATGTAGACTTAAGAGATGGAAGGGTTTTTGCGGTATATAAAGATGATAGCCCGGAAATACCTAAACAGGCGGTAAGGGTTGTAGATAGTGAAATAGATTTTAACAGGAGGTATAAAATTGTTGATGATAGGCTTGTTCCTATAGATATACCTAATACAGTTC